CGATTCCTAAGAAAGGGTTAATATTCTGATCAATTCCACCCATTGGTGCTTGGATATCAGCTTTTTCATAAACAACTATAAGTCCAGCAGCAACTAATTCTAATGAGTTAGTTCTTGATACTGTAATTCCACGTTGCTCACAGTTTCTTTGGATTTTATCCAAGATTTGTACGTCGTTAGCCATTCTGTGTCTCCTTTACGATTATCGTAATATTTATACGTATTTCAGCCTTTACTATATCAGACGGTTAGGCTTAAAATTATTTGATTATATTTGAGTATACTTAAGTATTATATGTGATTTTGTAACTTATCTAGAGAAAAATTCTTGTTACATTCTCTACATCTAACCTGATGCTGCATGTATATTTGCTCATGGCCACAATTATCGCACACTATATAATCTAACCCTTTATCAGAACGTCCATCGTCTAGTGACTCTGACTGTATGACACTGCCTCCAGTCATGCTTGTCGGTGCTCCAGCTCCACCATATCCAGCAATTAAAGCCTTTTTAAGCTTATTTTTTAATGCTTCTCTTGTTAGCCACTTAGCAGCTTCTCTACCTTTTTTCTTCTTCTCTTCTGGGGAAATTTCTTTAGGTTTAGACGCAACTGATCTGCTAATTTTTTGTTTAGATGACTTTGGGATGCTTTTGCCGCCCATTGATTGAGCACCTAGTCCCATAGCTCCTGCTATAACTAAGTTTTTAGTGGCTCTACCTATTTCACCTTTTTCTATATCACTTTCATCTGTAGATTTGGCCATATGCGACTTAATTTTATCTATAACATTACTAGCTTTATCAGGATGAACTCCTCTGTCAGTAAGATCTCTATGCATTGACTTTAAATATTCAGGGTTTTTCATTGCTTTAGAGGCATGGACTTTAAGCATATTGGCTTGTCTAGCTAATTTGGCATTTTTAATTTTCATGTTATTAGAACTATCTAAAGTATCTTTAGGTTTAGTTTGTGTGATTGGATTGGTTTTTAATTTACCTACTTCTTGCTGGTAAACGTCTTTAGCATTTAAGTTAATGTTAGCACTATCTTTACCTGAACTAGCTATAGGTGCACTAGCTGCAGGTGCACTAGCTGCAGGTGCACTAGCTGCAGTAGGCCTCATCATTTTTGTATTGGCTTTAACGCCTAATGCTTTAACTAATTTGTTGATTTTATGAACATTATTAGCAACTTTATGCATTAAAGCTTGTTTCATGATCTCTGTTGGACCCGATGTTTTAACCTCAATATCTATTCCTAGAGATTTTGCTAATTCCTGTATTTTCATAATGTTATCGTGAATTGTGTTTGCCGATGCATGCCTTTCGATGTGTCTGAACGATGGCACATTCGTCTCTGCTAAGTGTATAACCGATTTGATTAATTGCTTATCGGCCTCCCAATTTGAGGACGATTTGTCAAGATTGAGTGGCTCTATTAATGTAGCATTGTTCGCAGGTGTCATCGTTATAGCAACTGAGTGAATCTTAGTGCGAGCTAATCTATTAGGGTCTTTAATACCCCTTGAGATAACTCCACCCTCGACTGAAGCCTTAACTTTCAATGGGCAATCATCTCTGTGAATATTTCTTAAGATAGCAGCTGCTGCTCTAGCATTAGGATGATCTTCATCATTATGTAGATACCCCTTGGCATAAATATATGGCGCTTTTATTTTATCCCAATAGTATTCATGACGCTCATTTTCACAATCTTCTCTTTTAAATATTTTTTTAGATTCTGTAACCATACCTAAAGAATTGAAGAATCCCTTTCCGTGATTATCATTCAGTCTTCTTAATTCACTTATATCAGCACCCTCTACGCTCAAAGTTTCGCCTTGAGTGTCCATAAGTTCTGATCCAGCACACATATCTATATATAGTCTTTTATTTTTTTTACCCATAACCTTATTATACTATATTTTAAGGTTATGTAAAAACATTAACACTTCATCGTAATCTCCACTAAACATGGAGTAATTATCCCTTAATGATAACATTCTCTTGTATCTTTTTTCTATAAAATTACTATTAATTTTACCATTTCTACTCAACAGTCGCGTCTTTATGACGTCAGGTGACTCTATTAGCATGATTAAACTAACATCGTATTTCTTGTTCACATATCTGCCGTATACGGTTGATATATTAGTAGGTATATCTAATAAAATAGGCTTATCATTGTAGTAGTTATTGGAAATAAAACTATCTAAATTTTTAATATTAATATCATCATAACTAAGAATCGTGAACTTATCAATTAACTCCTTACACATGGTTGTCTTACCTGAGCCAAATTGACCACCTAACATGTATAATTTTCTAGGTCTATAATTACCTTCATACTTGTTGTTTTTATCAATATTCTGCCAAGCCCACATGGGCTGTAAGTTGCTTAATGCCCAACACTCTTTAAACTCAACATCATCAGTACTACTGTATGAGAACCAACTATCAGGGATTTTGTGATCTATATGCCACTTTCCATAGTTATCCCAAGTCATGCCTTCTTCAAATAGGTTTTCCAAGTGTTCTTTGAGCTCATCAGGTTTATAGCCTAATTTTTCATATGATATATTGTCTTGCTCCTCTACACTAACTTTAAGCATGCTCTTATTAAGTTTGTTCATTATATAGTTTCTTATTTTAAATTGTTCCCCCTTAGTGGGGAATCCTTCAAACTTCTCTCTAGATATTCCTTTTTTATTACATACTTTCATTACCCTAGCTTCTAACAACGCTTTCTTATGCTCTTTAGTGAAGTTCACACCCTTTTTAGCTTTAGAAATCTTGTCACCCCAAGTAATTTTTCTACCTTTCTTACAAGTATTAAAAACACCAGCCTCTGCCGAGCATTTCTTACATAGGCGATGTCGACGACACCAGCGTACCTCACGCTGACCGTGCTTACATTCGACTATTACTTTAATTGAAGATTGGGGTTTTAATTGATTTACGGAAACTTCTTTTCCGCGATACATTACAGTTTTTGTGATCACTTTGTTCATAGTAGTATTATACCACAAACTAACCTTTGCTGTGATTACTTATTCATAACTCTGTGTTTTTAGGATCTGGTTTTTAATATTGATTTTATTACTTATTTATGGCTTTAAATTGTCGTCATTGAAAGTGATATTTTGGAGTGCTTTTAGCATATTAGGGTCAATTATTAGTCTATCTGGTGAGCCAAAGCTTCTAGCGTGAGCTGCCGATAAGGCATTGCTTAAAGCTTTAGCTGTTAAAACCATATCATCATCTATAATTTTTAGCCTAATTAAGAATGTTTTCATCTTTCGCTCTATATTCCAATCTGCGTCGTAAATTCCAGAATCGTTCATAGCTTGCCTCCAGCCATATAATATGCTTTAACATCTTGCTCTTTATCAAACATACCTGGCTTTTCTAAGCCTAATCTTACTAAGATATCTCTCATTTCATTGGAAAGTTTAAGCCCATTAAGTGAGAACTCTGTGTTTTTAGGATCTGGTTTCGGATATAGATTTAATAAGCTCAAATTCTTTTACCTTTTCTACTGCTTTTTTAGTTGTATCTTTGACTGTCTCTACGGATACATTATTCATATGAGCTATTTCTTTATCTGATGGGGGATTTGACAAGTAATCTGCTGTATACTTAAAAAAGCAATAATTAGACATTTGATGGTTTATCGCCCAAGGACAACCTGGTAGAAGTGCTTCTTCTTCTTCTATGAATTCTTCTTCAGAGTTACGTAAAGCCTTTAGCCTAAGAACAGCTAAAGGACAATATTCACAGGGAAGCTCTGATAATTTTCTAGGACACCGCGGATCCATTTTCTTATTCTTCATACTTAGCCCCTTTACTTAAATTATCTTTAGCCCATAATGGTTGCAGATTACTATAATGACAAGCTTTGAGGAGCTCTTCTTCATCCTCTAAATTAAAAGAAGCTAATGGCTTAATGTGATCTATGTGCCAACCTTTTAAGCCATAGTTATCCCAAGTCATTCCCTCTTGAAATTGATCTTCCAGGTGTTTCCTTAGTTCTTCTATAGTACAGCCTAAATCAGATACAGCTGAACCAGTTTTGTAGTTATTGTTAATAGCTTTATTTAATCTAGATCTTAATACATGCTTTAGTTTATAGTTTTTATCGTTATTGTACTTTTTAATGTGTATATCTGCATATTTTTTTTTAATCTTATCTTTATTTTTGTCATACCAAATTTTCTTTAACTTCGATACTTTATGTGGATTTTTACTCTTCCATTCTAAGCTTTTTTTATTTACATGTTCTTTATTTTTATCTTTCCAAGCTTTTATGTAAATATTTTGCTTATTTATTCTTTCTTTTGCGTAATCAGGGTCTTTCATTCTTTTTATGTTATTGTTCTTCCAATCGTCTCTTCTTTTTAAAGTATAGCAACTTGAGCACATTTTAAGTCTAACGTGATCTATGTTGTTACTTTTACATTTTATACACTTATTCATTCAGGTAATCCAACATAAACCTGATCCTATCCTCATCTGCACAATCTACTATGTGGTGATCTATATTATTATCTGATATAAAATCTCTAACTCTCTGATCAATATCTTTAGCTTGATCTTCCGTTTCGTATCTACCTTCTGGATTAAACTCTTTTTGTCTATCTAAAACGAAGTTAATATGCTTAATTCCATTAAGTTTAGCCTTATTTAAGAATTTAATTGCAGCATCTTCAATCAGTGATTCACCATTATTATAGTATTTCTCGTAAATGGGGGAGAGAATTATTGGAGAATCAGTTATAATGTAATCTACTTTTCCATATAACATATACTCTGATCTTGCTTGTTTTCCAAAAATATAAACTTGGTCATATTCACCAATTTTATTTCCAGCCCAAGCCCAACTTTTAACATACTCTCTCACGAGTTCTACATTTAATCCTAACATTTTCATGCTGTGGTAAAGACCTGCTGCGGTAGTGGATTTACCAAGCCCACTACCACCTAGCATATTAACTACAACAGTCATTTATTCCTCTGATCCAGTAACTTCCTCTTTCACTTCTACTTTTCTAAGACCTAGAATAGTAATTTTGTGGTTAACGCCATAGATATCAGCATCAATAACATCTCCAACTTTAGCACCTAAAAGAACTTCTCTTAGGTCAGGGGTTAGGCATTCTTCCATTGGAAACTTACTTCTAAAAATACCTTTATCTTCTTCAAGATCAGGAGTGCTTGATGTGATTAGAACAATACTATCTTCTTCAATAATACCATTATCATCATTGATGTAGTTCTTTTCAGTATCTTCTTTATCAGAAGCTTTATTAAAATCAACTAATTTAAACTCTTCAGCTTTAGCATCTAGATCATCTAGGTTAATGCCAGTAAGTTCAATTACTGCTAAATTTCTATATTGAAAGTCATTTAACATTCCCATAGTACTTCCAAGATCTGTTTGGAATATCTGAAATTGGTCAGTTAAATGCTTAATCATCATTTGAGACATCTGCATTGCCATCTGTGAATTTTGTAGAGCTGTCTCTAACTCTTTAATTCTGTCTTTAGTAGATGGTGCTTTTTTTTGTTTCATACCTTTCATCTTTCCTCCGTGACGTTTAATTTCTTTAGTATTGTACGTAATTCTATGTATACATTAGTTGATTTAGCTACTTCCTCGCCAGCGTATATTTCAATTATTGTAGTTGAAAATCCAGTTGTCGGATCATATAATGAAGTATATGAGTTTGGAATTCTACTCCACTTCGCAACTTTTTTCCATCTATGGCCTCTCAGCCTTGAATTGAGCTTCGAGAGGAATCCATTCAGTACAAGCTTTATCATCATCATCATAATAGTAATCCGGCTTTGTTAGTATTACATTTATATGTTTAGTTAATCTTAATGCTCTGATTGCGGTTTCAGCCCATGATGCTCCACCAGCAGACCAAACAACAACCATATGTCCAGCTAAGAAATGAGCTTTTAACCCATTAATATTAGCTTGAATTTTTCTTTTGTAAAAAGTGTGTCCATTGTTTACAATTTTAACTGCATTTTTGTCACCCTTTTTACAGGTTTGCCACTCCAATAGAGTGTCATCTACATCAAAAAACGGTTTTTCTTTCCTTAAACGTTATCCTAATTTCTCTTTTATGCGACTTGCATAAATTTTTAATATCTGGACCTCGTCTTGTGTAAACTCTTCTTTTCTTTCTTCTTTAAATATATTTTCAAGTTCCTGTTCTAAGAAAACTTTGATATCTTTTTCCAGTCGTTGGAAGGCTTCTCCTTTCTTCTTAACAAGTGGAGCTTTGAGTAAGCCTCTGATAGCGTTTGCCCGCTCGAGTTTTGATTCAAGTGCCTCTTTACTGTCAGTGCTTTGTACGTTGGTATATGTCTCATTGTTGCTTTGTCGTAAAGTCCTAGTACTATCAGTATTTCCATTAAAGGATTTAGATATTTTGTCCTTTCCATCTTCGTTTTTAACCTCTTCGTGTTCTTTAACTGAAAAGTCTTTAAGTTGTCTTTTTTCAAAATTGTGTTTAGTTGCGAGTTCATCATATAATCTACCTGCTTGTACAAATTGTAATCTATTAATTGGCTCATTGTTGGCTACACATCTATTCCAATGTGCTTCAACGTCTTCATCATACATCAGTATCTTAGTCGTGTTGTTATTATATTCTAATCTAGAAAGATACTCTAAGTCTTCCAAAGTTAAGCAAGGCATTCTATTATATACTTCTGGCCATACACATTCACCGTATGGAGAGCGATCAAACACTACATCTTTTCCAGCATATATATTATACATATCAACAATTTCTTCAAGATATGATGGACCAGAATATCCAGGTTGTGTATACTTTTTATCAGGTGCCTCCATATGAACAATGTCGAAACCTTGTTTCTTATATATATTAGCAACAGATGTTTTACCACTCCTATCAAGTCCCTCTAAAATAACGAAACTCACTATTCCTCCCACTTATTGCTTTTGCTTAAATTATCTGGTTTAATTGTCTTTACATAAACTTTTAATATAATTATAACCAAATGGACCAACATAACTACTATCAATAAATCTAAGGTTTAATCTTTGAAATACTTTACGAAAATCTATTAAAATATCAGCTGGATTATGATATGGTAAATTAATTACTTTTGATCGTTTTTTCATATATAGATTATACGTGATTATAAAATAAAAAAGGCCCTACTTTCGTAGGGCCCAACGGAGGAGGTTGGAGTAAATATTATTCGTCGCTCTTATTCAGAGGATTCTTAACATTAACTCCGTGTATATTAGCAGCACCAGTGTTTCCAGTGGTTTTAGCAATATCTTTAATTGATTTACCTTGATTAACAGCATTGACAGCAGCTTGACCTTTAACTTGATTCATCTCAGCTTCATGCTTCTCTTGTTCTCGGCCATGAGCAGCATCATCAAGTTGTCTTTGATGTTCAGCGGCTTCTTGTTCTGCTTGTGCTTGCTGTTCTTGCGCTTGCGCTTGCTGTTCTTGCTCTTGTGCTTGCTGTTCTTGCGCTTGTTTTGTTTGATCTATACTTAATAGCATTTGTTGCCAATTTAAGAAAGCAGGATCTTCTGGTATATATTGTAGTTCTCTTTTTGCAGATGCACCTTTATCACCAAAGAATTCTTCTCTAATTTCTCCGCGTGTCATGTTTTGGCTTACTAGCTGCCAAAATGCTTGATTCAGTGGAAGATCACCAACTGGATGCTTAATCTTTTCTTTACGTGCAGCAATTAAAAGATCATTCATTGTTTTATTAACTGTCATCTCGGCTTGTAGCAGTGACACTTCTGTCTGAGGCGTTTCATCTGAATACCCTTCAAACTGAAACTTATATTTCTTAGAATATAGCGGATCAATTGCTGGAAGTATGTCACAATTAATAAAATCTTCAATGAACATTAAAATTGGATAAAGACCTTTCTCTCTTGAAAATTCAATTTTAGCTTGATTACCTTCTTGGCCAGATGTTTTACTTGAACCAGCTAAATTATCTAATCCTAACTCCATAGGATCAATTTGAAATTGGGAACAGATTGATCTCATAAGGTGATTATTGTATTCTATATACTCCATCTCTTTAGATCCACCGGCCATTGGAACCCATTGAACATCATCTAATCCAGCAATAATCGGAGTTCTCCATGCATTCTGTGCTCCATTAATGAGATTATAGAATTGTCTTCTAAAAGCTGTCATTTGAGTTTGAGTTACTGTACCCTTTAAGTGTAATACACCTTTAGCAGCTTGACCGTGTGTAAAAAAGTTAGAGTTATAATGCTCTGTATTCATATGGTGAGTAAGGTTCATAATAGCTAACTCCAATGGGGAGTAGCAGTAACCATTACCGTCTGCAAAGTTTTGGGGATTGTACAGCTTAAATATCATATCCTCATCACCAAATACGGCAAGAGGTCTATTGTCATAAGATGTTTGAACGTACTTATAATAATCTAGTGGTCGCTCATTTATTTGATAGTTACGCCTAGGATCATTGTCTGATTGAGGTTCAGAAATATTCTTGACTGATTTAACTTGTTCTTCAATTTGTTTCTTAGGTGCATTTTCATTGATATTAAATACAGCCTCTGCAGGAACTGGTCTGAATCTATGCAAAGCGCCTCTACGAGTTAAAATCTTCTCTACGGCTATATTACCAAATGTAAGTGCATCACGTACGGTCATTTTTAGGAATTCACCGAATAACATCTTATCATCATCTGGTGTATTATCCAATCTTCCACAATTATAAATAAAAGCTTGAATATTCTCAATCTCTGACTTTTCAGCATTGGTATAGTCTTCTCCGTGGTCTCTCTTTACTACCCTAAATCCCATATCAAATTTCTTAAGTTGAGGTCTAGAAAAACGAACAACAGTATTAACTCTATTCATAATAATAGAGGAACATAACCAATCTCTAAGTGAAACATCTTTTAATGTCTTATTAGATAATCTTGAAAGTCTAAATTTAAAAAGTGTTTGCTGAGATTGCTGAGAGTAAAAAGGATCAGTTATGATCGCCTTTCTTCCTATTTCAGGATCTCCGTCATCAGAAGATGTATCAGGCTTTTCTGGTATTGCATCTGGATCAGCATTTTTACTTAGCTCCTCCATCTCTTGCTTTATACTCTTTTTAAGCCAATTGTCTAAAAGTCCCATATTATTTTCCTCATTCCGTTTAAATCTATTATACTCAATTAAACTTATTATCTAATCTTCGTACCTATTTCCCTTACTTAGATTATCTTTGGCCCACTTAGGTTGTAAGTTACTTAATGACCAAGATTCTTTAAATTGATCACAATCCATGCTGCTGTAGGTGAACCAACTATCAGGAGTTTTATGGTCTATGTGCCAACCTTTTAAGCCATAGTTATCCCAAGTCATTCCTTCTTGAAATTGACCTTCTAAGTGTTTCTTTAGCTCTTCTATAGAGTAACCTACTTTTTTTAAATATGATTCGCCCTTTTTACATGATCCTCTATTAAATAATCTACCTCTTATAGCAGAACTCATATTGCATCTTAATACGAGTTGCTCTTTAGAATAGAGGCTAATACCCTTATTCCAAACTTTACACTCGCTTTTTGCTTTGCTCATTTTTTCTCTATATTCAAGTGTTCTTTTACCTTTTAAATAATCTCTCCCCTTGTGGGCACAGACTTTACATAGTGTATTAGATCTAGATTTCATACCGTATCCACGCTTTTTATTACAACTATCACAATACAACATATATCTTTTTGTCTTTTTTAGTCTACCTATGTACATAAAATCATTCAAATCAACCATTACAATATTACACTGTAGTTGATTTTTAGATAATTAGTTAGGCTTAGAGTGACCACAAAAAACCTCCGCCACTGGACCAATCATCATCGTCGTCATCTAAGTCAGATAATTTACCAATTTTACCTAATTTAGATAAATCTGGTTCTTCAGTTTCTATCTGTATTCCATTTGCTGCGGCAAATTCTTCTGCTGTTGGTGTTTTATAGTAACTGCCTCTACTATCTATTGTGGCTTCTTTTTCTACATCTGTAGTTTTGCCTAGAACCATAGTTCCTTTGCCCATGAGCATAGTAAGTGGATACCGAAGAGCATCCAACCAGTGATCATACTCGGACTCTGGTCTTTCTGTAATAGTTCCATCTGCCGATGTCTTAAAGTGATAAGTTAAAAACTCGTCCTTTAACGGGCCAGTTGTCTCTTTGGCTAGATGTATTTTCGTATCTTGTGTTCCGGGTACTCGTAATAATTTCTTAATAACTTGGATACCTGTATTAATAGCTTTATCATTATCAGGTGAAACTGGCAGTCCAGCCTTTCTCATTTCAGTAACAGCACCTTGATCGGCAATATCTGGAAAGTATAACTGACATCTATATTTATGGTGATATCTAGTTTTAAGATAGTGAATCCACTCTGGCTGTGACACGTATGTCATACCATCAGCTCTAACTATAAAAATATTATCTTTTTTGTCTACAAAGAAGTAAACAACTGTATTTGGATTTGACCAACCCCAGTCGACTCCAGCATAGCATTGTAATTTCATTGCATGGCATTTTTTAACGAATATATCATGGGTACATTCTCCAGGATAGTCTATTCCTGTTAATGTTTTCCACATTCCATTCCACTCTTTGACGTGGATTTTCTCATCAAATTCTTTATAGATAATACCTTCAACTGAAGGTTTAAGATTCATAAGTTGCGACAATGCCCAGTCAGTACCTTCTGATCTTACTTTCTTGATAAGTTCTCCAACTGGCTTTAACATCCAAGATTTAGATACTTGCTTCTTTGCATCACCTATACATATTGCTGCAGCAGGACACTTTAAGCACTTTTCACCTGGCATTATGTGCTTAGTATATTCTTTTTGTTTCTTTGGATCTTTTAACTTAAATGTATCTTTATCAACAACTTCCATGTCGTCTAAAATGTGATATGATTCGGTCGGAATTGTTCCAGATCGTTCATCGGGACATGCTTGTGTAAATTCCCATGCTGTCCACCTACGAACATGACGACCTGCATCTTCAGCATCTTCCATCATCTTGTTCATTAGTCCATATCTAGACTTACGTGTAGAAATCCCTACTCTAAGAGCAATCTTGTCACCCTTTGAATCAAGCATACCAGAAATCTCTTTAAAGGCCTTTAGACCTTCACCAGAAACGGTATCGATCTCATCTGTCACAACAAGTGGAACGTGCGGACCGTTGCAATTCTTATGAATGTAATTGCTACTAATATAAGAATTAGTTAGATCACTATTATTTCTTGCAACCTCTATCTGAACAACCTCTTGTTTACCTATATTGGTTATCTTATTAATTTTCATCTATTACCTTTATATATAGTCTTTGTCCAGCGTCATAGATCTTATGTAGCTTCATGTTTTTAGCCACTTCTTTCTCTGTCTTACCATCTTTAGCTTTACACATTAATCTATTGTATGTGACTTTATTATTTGTCCATTTAAACGATAAAATATCATGAGAATGAGTAAAACCTTTATTCTCTAAGTGTTTACCAGTTCCATATCTTAAATCAACCCAATTGTGTATTTTTTTTAATTCTAGTTTTTTCTCTAAATAAGATAATAATTTAGAAAAGCCACCAATAACTTGGGTATTCAACGCACTACAAAATCTTTCAACCTTTAATATCTTACTTCTAACAGTATATGACATAATGCATACAAGTTTATCATTAAAGTATAAGCCAACATGTTTTGCATCTCTATATCCCATAAGATGGTTTTCATCTAAGAAGCGTCTAACTTCTTTTACTTCTTTTACTTTAGTTTTTCTTCCATATATGACTTGCTCAAAGTTACCTTGTTTAGCTTGTATCATAGAGTTAATTATATTTATTTTATTATTTATTTCATCTGCTCTGAACTGTAATATATGCTCACCATTATCCTCAAATACTTTCCTTAAATTAAAATGATAATTTTTATCTTTAATTTTATCTGAGTGCCAATACAATCCATCTGCGTTTAAATATAACGTATCAGATACTTGAAAATCTGGCCTATATGAGTACTTTGTTGTCGCGCAACGTGTGTAACCTTCATCTAACAGTATCTGCTCTATGTCTGTAACTGACGATGTATATCTTGCTTGTATCTTGTTTAAATCTGGACCATATTTATTTATTAATGAATTTAGCGTTGTTCTAGGAATGTTTAGTCGTCTTGATAACTCTTTGACTGTAGCACCTTCTACTTTTTTTATTAAACCTTTAGCTATTTTTGTATCAACCATCTTTTGACTGATGTTCTTACTCTTCATCGGATTGTCTACGCCATATCTCTTTAACATAGTGGCTTTAGTCTTTTGTGGGTTACATGCATTAATTCTATTAGGGAGAGATAATGCACATTCATAACCATATTTGTCAAGCATAGTTGCCCTACGCTTAGATAAGCTCTCTGAGGTATGACCAGTTGGATGATTGTATCTAGATATGTTTGTAGCTTTTCTCTTATCTTTTACTTCTGATAAAGAATTAGTTTCTATGTTTTTAATTTTTCTTAATAGATTGGCTCTTTTAGGGTGATTGGTTTTGCGCTTGCCTACAACATTAGACACTTTAGCTTCCCACTCTCCAAATTCACTATCAATAAATGTAGCGAACTTAGACCAGCGTGTAAATGTAGAATCTTTTATATCTACATTGTCTATTTTTAACAATTCTAATTTAACATACTCTAAATCTTTCATATCTATATTATACCAGACGTTCCATTAGTCGCCAGTCTTAATGATGTCATGATCCTTTGTTAGATTTTGTAATTCAATCCAACCTTCATTAGTCCACACTTTGTGATCTAATGTTCCTTCTATAATGGTGCCATCTTCTAGTTCTACACGAAGACATTCAGCCATTTTCTTCTTAATATCTATTACTTCTGTGTGTCCTTGTGGACTCTCTATGTTATCTCCAACCTTAATGCCACCTATAGTATTTTTTTTCCAATTGTTGTTTACATATTGATTTACTGGCATAGTACTGACTAGACAGGCTTTAAGTGTACAAGGAAGCACTTCTAGTGTCACTGGACGTCCATCTACATTGAATGCAGACTTCTCCATGTTTAGTTTCTGAAGAACTCTATCTTCTTGTAATAACTTCTTATTATCTATAATAGGACGAATTCTCTGATTAAGCATAAAATTTGTTTGATATTCATAACAACGCTTTGCCTGAGCAATAACTGCCCCAACGTGACAAACATCTCTACTGTCATGTAACATTACTAACAATTCGGCAATTGCCATACCGAGAGTTTTTCCAGAACCTCTTCCAGCTACATATAGCAACTCTTCAATGTCTTCTGGATTTCTTTTATTTACAGTAATATCATAAACTTCCCAAATAATCTGCAAAGGGTTAGTATCTGCGAATCGTGAAACTGTGTGATCTGGTAAGTGCATACCAAAAAACACTTGAATAAACTTAGAAAGTTCTTCTTTAGTTTCGCATTTTTTAAAGAATAGTTTAGATCTAACCTTAAGAGGTATCTTGGCGAGATCAACGTTATGATTAGTCATTTTCTTCTATAATCCTTCTGAGTGTATCTCCGGGTGCTTCAATTATATTCTTGTATTGTCTTTGTAGTTCTTCTAGCTTAACCTTATAAACTTGCATTATGTCTTCTTTAAATTTAACAAGATAATCCCTTGTATACGCATCAAAAGCTACCTTTACACCACCCATAGTAACTCCAGAACTAAGATTCTGAGTGCTAGATAGTACTACTTGCTCTAGTTCATTGATAGTAGCTTTAATCTTTTTAATTCTTTCTCTCAAATCTAAGGCCAATTCAAGCTCTTGTTCAGTTATCACTTATTTGCCCTTATTTAATAGTGAGTCCAAGTCGATGTCATCATCTGGTTTTTTATTGTTATTAATTTTTGGAGTTGTTGAAACCTGTGGAGCAAGTGCGTCGAACATTGGTGACATTGCATTATTTTTAGCACTAGGTGTCGCACCCTGTACTATTTTTCCTAAAGTCTCAGTTACTTCCTTGTATTCCTTAATTGATTTAATTCTTAAATTTGGTTTTGGCGCCGTAGGATCAAGCATATAGTTTCTCATTTGTTCGACATGCTCTACACTAGCTACGCCTAGCATAGATGTTAAGAAGTCGACTTGCTCGATAACTGATTTTACAACTTTAGCTTTAACTCTATCTCTTAGAGTACTTTGCATGCGTTCTCTATCTGATCCCCATTTACGAATAGCAGCAGTCATGATAATTTTACTTAGCTCATATTGAGGGAATTGATTTTGAATTTCATTAAAAGAACTACCAATTAAGTACATTTCATATAATTTAAGAGATTCAGCTTCATCAATTGCTCCAGCTGTCTTATTCTTTCTTAGATACTTCTCACCTAATTCAATTTCTTGACTAGATAATCCTACTTTTTCATCGTCGTTAAAAGATCGCTTAAGAGCCATTTTTAATCTCCCACTCCAAATTATTATTTTTACTTAAATTATCTTTTTCTAAAAGAAGCTGCAAATTAGTATAGTGTTGGAGTTTTATTAGTTCTTCTAAACTATTTGCGGTGGAACTTGATATTCTATTTTTATTATTTGCTCTCCAGTTTGCGTCTTTGCATGATCTACTGCAAAAAGAACTAGTTCTTTTAGGCTTAAATTCAATGTTGCAATATTTACACTTTTTTAATGCCATATATTGACTCCATATCTACATAAGTTATCATATTATCTAATTTGTCTTGCTGTACTTGAAGTGTATCTAGATACCCACGAAAGGAAAGGGGAGGATTACCTTCGAGGAAGTGTAACCACAGTTCTTGTCTTAAATCATCGTCACTAGTCAGACGGTTGATTTTCTTCGCTATGTAACCAAAAATCTTGTTTTTCATCCTTCTCTTCTTTGTATATCTCTACACTAACACTCCACTCTTTACTTAGGTAGCTTTTAATAAATCTTTCTCCAATTTCTTGAAGTTTATAACCCAATCCAGTTTCATCAGTTTCCCGCTTAGACTTTATGAACCTTTTTAACTTAAGAGAGTTGAAAAATCCAATATTATTGCCTTTTTCAAACTTTTCCAATAACTTAAGGTTATCATATAGCTTAGAAGGTAATAATAACCGATACTTAACTTCTTTTTTGTTGAAGTCGATAGATGTTCCCACATCTAACACGTCTTCAACGATACAAAGTCCAGCCATATGTACATTATCTCTCATTTCATCCGTGAGTAAATTTGCATTTACTAACCAACTATGATGATTCATATAACCTTCCATGTACTCTCTCCTAACCTCATTATACCAAGTTTATTGGATGTTCTTTATTATTTCTTGTGCTTTATGTATAATCAGTGATTTGTCTGCTCCACCACTATATACCTTTTGTACATACTCAGAAATTATCTCATTAACCCCAGATGATTTAATTTGGACTCTAGCAGTCTTCTCAGAATCAATTGGGTTAGCTTTAACTATGATATTTTTGCCATCAATTAACTTAAAATATTTTTTAGACTTGAAGTAAGCAGAAAGTTCAGCCTTTGGACCAGTAACCTTTAGGATCCACTTATTCTGATTGTCAAGTGATTGTTCAAGCATGGCATGTAGGCTGGCTATATTGTTAAGTTGATCAATTTCAAATTCTAAACTTCTCCATTTTGGGAACGGGGATTCGATGAATGTCTGCTTATAGGTAACAGTGTCGAATAGTAAAAGTCCCTTAGTTTGATCCACGTCGGTGGCGTTATGAGCGTATGGAGTTCCGGGATATGTGACACTACCGAAAGATTGGCGCTTGTGGATATGTCCAGATATGATAACATCTGCAGAAACTTTATCAGCATTGATACCGCAGTCTTCTCTTTTGAATCCATAATCTGCTCCAATAAATGTGTTGTGTGTGATGCATATAGGTTGTGTTTGCTGTGGGAAGTCTTCGTATTTGGAAACATATGGAACCACTGTTATATTGTGCTCTGGGAGCTCTGTTGTTTTATCAAAGATAGTAAGACCATTTAATCCTTCAAAAGACTGAAGAGCATGATATTTAGCGTCTTTAGGCTTATACATGTCATGATTACCTAAAACATACCAATACTTAGCACCATCAGCCACGATAGTTTTTATATGATCCCTAAACTCTTTCATCAGTTCTGACCTAAGAACAGCATGATTGTGAAACGTGTCACCTAAATTACAAACTATATCTGGCTTTTGTTTTCTCGCCGTGTCTTCTACCCACCTAAGGAAGGCAGCTGATTGTTCAAAATTATTCACTCTTAAGTGAGGGTCGCCTATAAACATTATGTTCAAAATAACTCCATTTTCTCTAATATAGAGATTAATCCATTTTCGTACACCTTAACTCCATATGGTTCATTTAAAATTAAAACTCTCAATTCGCCAGCATTTGTCATAATTTTCCTTATAGAACTGCAATATATACTATTTACAGAAGTCATTTCCGTTATAAGGGTGTTGTATGTTTTTGAACCCACATTTACACAGTTTGGCACTTTAAAATCATCCAATGATTCATCTACTAACAAGCAAATACGTTCAATTACCGTCATTCATCAAACTCCTTCCTAAAGCACTTAGCCCATTGATATTCAACTAGTGCTTCTGAATGATTCCATATTTGACTAGGGTTATCCTTAAAGTCGTGTTTGTAAAATTCATTAGCGTAGATATTTGTCTTGATAACATTATCAGCACACATCTTTATTTTATCTTCTGTTTGCGATTTTTGGTATTGAACACCCAAAGTAAATACTTGAAACAATGCGGACATGCTGAAGCAAAAAGCTGCTATATAGTAAAAGTGGTATGATTTTAATTTTCTAATAATGCCTCCTCTACAATAATATCTAACATAGTTCTACCGTTTATACCAATATAATCAGCGGGCTTATCTTCACCAAACTTTATTTCTATAAACCCTATGGCAGTGTGATATCGTAAACAGGTTTCATCTTGTGGATTACATATACATCTATCTGATCCACTTTTTAGTTTCTTTAAGGTATCTTCACCTAAAGTAACAGAAGAGGGGATTGACTCACCTCTTCTGATTAACGCTTGAATTAATTCATCAATTTGCTCTGAAATTTTCATTAGATATCTTCGATTTTTACATCTACAATATTCATATCTTCATTTCTAGCTTTGAGTGCTGAATCGTCAACACCTAAACAGGCTTGATATACCTCGTCTAGAAGATTAGCCTCAGCAGTGATAAAAAATTTCATATTGGTCTCACCTTTGACTTGAGGATAGTTTGCAAACTGCCACATCATATTATTAGGTTTACCTGTATTTGCTGAGATGGGATGAAAAATAACTCCTAGAGACTTAGCAAGCTCATAGATTTCATTTTCTGTATCAATAATTCCTGTATCATAACGAAGTGAGAATTCAGCAACTCTATATGGAGCACCAACTCTGTTCTTCTTCCCTTTAACTCTTACTTTATGACCAACTTGGAAAGCACCACCAGCGATAGTTTTACCTTCTTCTATACGACCATCTTTCTTATCAACTCTTTCAACTTGTAACATGTAGTCACAAAAGTGTTTAAGTGATCTACCATCAGGAATAATCCATGGGTTGTTCATTTTCTTGTACTGATCCATTTCTTCATATACTTGTTGAATTAGAATTGTAGTAATGCTAAATCTTCTAATTATAGGAAGCAGTCCTTTGAGTGCTGGACCAAGATATTTGGCACCAGAACCACCCATAGTGATGTCTGTGGACTTATTCTTATGATCCCCAGGATAACGTATAGACTTGACTGAATCAATCATGAGACCATTGATAGGTGCACCATCTTGAAGCATTTCTAATACATCCTTTTCCATCCAATCAAAGATTTCTAGAGGATCATTTGTTTGCTTAACTAGTAATCTGTCAAGATCACCACCTAACTTTTGGAACCATTCTTTATTGAAAGAAAATTCTGCATCAATGAGAATTTGTATTGATTCCGGGTATTTCTTTTGAAGTTCAATTAGGCAAAGTTGAGCTAGTAATGACTTACCACCTGATTCTGGTCCAAAAAAACATACCGCTTTACCTTCTGTGATTCCACCGTTGCCGACAGCCCAATTAAAACTAGGAGATCCCAGCTGAATTACGTTATCTGATGGAGCTGGCATAGAAGTTGCAACTTTAGCAAAATCGCTTTCTAGTTTCTTCATCCATTTTTTTGTTGACATTTTATCTCCTTAAAATCCTTCAAATGCAGTATTGTTCCCAACAGTAGATATTGCTTTAACATCATCGTGAGCACTTTTAAATGCATAGTATTTATTCTTTAAAAATGTAACCATAGCTTCAGAAGCTGCATATGTATCCTTTGCTGCGATGACATCCGAATCTAAATCGACATACATTTCACGTACACCATTAGAAATCTTAATGCCTTTAGCAGTACAATAATCTCCAGCCTTATCTAAATAAGCAATTGCCTTAACCTTATCTAGTTGAGCTTTTGATTGTAAATTCGCTTTTACGGCTTTAGATAGCATAGAACTTGTAAGATCCATCGCGTTGATAAAGTCCCTCAGATATTGGTGAGTCATCATTTTATTGATACTTCCAATATCTGAGATTAACTTTGTGTATTCAACGAGTTTGGTTACATCTATTGTTTGTAACTCGCTCATTTACTCTCCTTATGAGTTGAAGATATCGTCAGCCATAGCCAAAATATCTTCTGTATCAGAAGCAGTTGTAACTGGTTTAGCTGGAGTAGATTGAGTTTCTTCTGCAGCACCAAGATTAAGATTAACAGTTCCACCTTGAGGTTTCGCAACTTCTGCAACTTCTTGCACAGCTTGCCCTTCTTCTAATCCAAAACCTGCAATTAGTAATTCAGGGGTTGTTTGTGCTTCATGAACTAAGTTCATGACTAAAATTTCTTTTAATTCATCATAACTTAGTTTTTGATAAAGATTATTTAGATCATAAGCAATTGCATCAAAATTTTGAACGATATTTTCAGCTAATGGAGTTCTATCGTCTTGGAATTGTGGAACTCCATTAGCATCTTTTATCATTGTTTGGTTCTTCTTAGCATCGTAAGTAGTATCGAAACCCTTACCTGATCTAGTAACATTAAACCATACACCTGAATCAGTAGTTTCTGAGTTTAAAGATGTAGGATCTTGTGAGTAATCATTGATATATTGATTCATAAGTGCGATAACTTTCTTATGTGCAGTTGTTTTAAGTTCTAAAACACCTACTTGACCAGACTTATCTGATGCATTATAAGCATATACAGATTTAGGTCTTAGTTGAGAGATAAACTTATTGATTTCTTCAACCTTTTTTTCATCAGTAATAGTTTCTAACTTCTTCTTTAAAAGATCTAGATAATCGTACACTGGACATTGACCTTCATAAGTTGAACTTGACGCAAACGGTCTCATTCTTCCTGAATTTGGATCAATTAGTCCCCAGACAACATTCCATTTTCTATATGGATAACCGTTGGCTTCTGGACCAAATGGAGGTAAGAAACGCACGATATTGTCGCCTTCTTGCACTTTGTGTCTTACTGTTTTCTTGAATGATTTCGGGTTTAGAGAATCGAGATTGATTTTGATGTTTGACATTTAATTTCCTTGTTCTAGCAATATTGCCATAGTTTATTTTCTACCGATAACCGGCATAGTTATATTATACCACGTTTTTCTTTTTATGGGTAGATTTAGTTACTTTCTCGGTGGTTTTCATGTTAAATCCAAGACCGATAAAAGCCCCAGAACCTTCAATATCAGGACTAACGTAATAGACTGTATCTACAATTGCTGGACGCTTAAGCAATGCAAACTCTATAGCTTTGTCTAGCAAATTAAGATCATTATCCTTAATAACTTTAAGAATTATATTTCCATATTCTTCTTCTGTATTGTACATTAGGTTATCATACTTTTGTAACTTAAGATGATACGGATTAATTTCAGGATTGTATTTGCCTGTTATTGTTGTTAATGTATCTCTTATGTTTCTAATAGTTGCTGTTTTTTGAACACCACGCTTTCCTCTATTCTGTGCAACTTCTTCTGCAAAGTTTGGTTTATGCAAAACCATTTCATTTGGTTTAAGTTTTTCTGGAGCTTTGTCCACTCTAATGTAATGCATTCATCCTCCTATTTGATGATTTCAATTTCTTTAATATTTATACTTACCGCTTGCCTCCAACCTTCCTTTAAGGTTCCTCTCACATAAACAATACTGTTTTCCGGATAGCGCAGTGACTTTTTCTTATTCCAGTCTACACATTCTAAATTTGAGTAACCATCAGAAAGTCTAATATTAAGCATACAATAATCCTTACCAGATTTCTTTGATATACCCTTTCTAATATTGGAACCTTCATATAGCATTATCATTCCAATCTCTCCTTTAAATCCTTTGTTCACTAAGCCTTCAGCTATCTTAATATTATTAATGATTGTAGTTGTATCACCATTAGCTCGTGGCATTAAAAATGGTGCACCTTTATTTCCAGTTTCTATAAGATGCGGCCATTTAGATTTTAAGTAGTCCTTCACATCAGCATCAGCTAGCAAGTGCTTATTAAAAGTCTTATTCATTTCTTTTTCCATAAAGAATATAGTTAGTGGGTTAGTATCTTTTACATCTGGTTTCCATGCAATTTTACCACCCCTAAGTGAATTATATTCAGCTAAGAATGCTAATCTCTGATCTGCATATGTAGGTAATGTTTTATCCATAAAAGAATCAGCTGCTCTGGCTTTTACCATTGCCTCCACAACACCTTTATTAACTTTGCGATGTTCTACTCTCAGGACGTAGTCTGTAAGATCGACAAATGGACCTTTAAGAACTAGCTCTTGTACAGCTGTTGGCCCAACTCTCTTAATTGCAGAAATTGGAGAAGTAATAGAATCACCATCTACCTTAAAAAATTCAGATGGATCTTTCATTGAAGGCGGCTTAATAGTGTCACCTAATAATGATATAAATCCTCTTACCTTATCTTCTTTACCTTCATTATTTAACACTGCTGCCCACCACTCTAATGGGTGATAATGCTTCAAGTACATAGTTATGTATCCCAACTCAGAATAACAATGACTATGTGATCTGTTGAACGAGTATCTAGAGAACGCTTGAATAGTAGAACATAATGCATCTTGCTGCTCAATTGTCCAACCTTTTGCAGCTGTTGCCTCTCTGATTCTTTCAAATGCAGACATCATAACATCATGCTTTTTCTTTGCAATTGCATCTCTAATGCGATCTGTTTCTTCAAGTGTATAACTACAAATACCAACTAAGATTGCCATCACCTGTTCTTGGAAGCAATTATGAACTATATTTCCACCAGCTAAAAAACTATGATTATTCTCAACTGTTATATCAAAAACCCTAACCTCTTTATTAGCCTTAATAGACAAAACATTAGACCATTTAATATGCTTGTTTTCTAAACATACTATTTTTTCGCATATACTTTTTGGTATAGACTTGTCTTTAAACTTGTTTGAAAAATGCTGTCTAATATTACCAAGATCACGTTTAACCCCTTTATATTCATTTATATAATACCTAGGTACTCTTATTGAATAATTTTCTTTTTTAACCTTATCGAACTTTAATGGTAGCCTACTTATATCTCTAATTGCTACACAATATACACCATTATCTTCAAAATAAGATGATTCAATTCTAAAACTATCTAAAGCTTTATATATATCATAAGCCAATTGTTGATTGCTTAATCTCATTAAGCCATTCTGTGCACAGCCATCGCCATCAAAAAAACCAGCCAACATGGACAATGAATAAGATTCTGGTAAAAACTTTTCTTTACACCTTAAGTTGTGTATACCCATTTTTTTAGCTAATAATTTAATATTATTTTCTTGATAATTTTTACTAAAATAACCATTGTTAGAATTGGCTTGTCTAAGATTGGCATACCAGCATCTTCCTCTATATTCAGAAAACCCTCCCTTAATACCAAATTCTTTAGTTGCTATATCAACTACTATATCTGCGTTTTCTTTTGAGCTACATGCTACATCGTATGAACTACCACAAAGGTTACCATCAGCAAGTAAAAGACCAATTAGCCAGTCTTTATTATCTCCAATAGTGCGTCTCTCTTCTTGAGTCCAAAAACTCTTAACTAAATGATCTTTATTTAAGTTTTGCGCTTCAATCCAACCTTTGTCCGTTAAGACCTTATGATCCGGAGTACATACTAATTCTTCACCATGTGATAATCTAATTCTAAGAGTTTCTTTAAAACCATTATCAAATTTTGCCAATACATTCTGGTATGAACCATCTTCAGTTAACACCTTATCAAAGGGCTTAATATCAGATATGTTAATTTGCCCCCTATCTGTTAAAACTTTAGTATCTGAAGCAACACAGCAAACGCCGTATGTTTCCTCTAAGTATTCTTTTAAATCTGGGTGTATGTATTTAGGTTCTCGTTTGCCCATACGGACATCCATATACCATTGAGTAGCTGAAATACCCGATTCCATCGTCGAATCCATTGCTCCAGGACGAAGTAGGGCTGTCATGATCGATAAATGTCCTCTTTCAGAAGGAATAAATTGTGTAACTGCATTCTTGACAACATCAGTATTGAATTGGAATGAAGAATCTGTTTTTTTGTTGTAGAAATCAGCGTATACAGACTCATCTTCTGGAAGTCTATATATTAATGCCATTCCATTCTCATCTGGCTCTAAATAATTAACTGTATCTTTTAATGAATTAACACAATCAGTTACCATTGCCATTGTGTTTAGTCCTAGAATATCAGCCTTAACTAACGCTGATTTCTCAACCATCTTAGCATTATATTGAGTCACAAGAATATTTGCATGCATGCCATTGTCATACATTGTAAGAGTTGGAACACGGCCATCTTGAAGATTAAGTGTTGATATAACGAATGCTGATGCGTGTCTAGACCATCCTCTAACAATACCTAAGAGATTCTTTACTAAACCCTCTATATCTGGATAGATATCAAAGAAGTTGCGTAACATCTCATTCTCATCCATCTGGCCAACATGCTTTATACCCTCTCTATCAGTGTATCCATATAGAAAATCAACCTCATCAACACCTTGTGGCGAATCTGGAATTGTTTTACAAACGGCATCGATCTCAAAGTCTTTACGATTACGACCATATACAGCCATCATTGCGTCTTTAATTGCGTTCTTCGTCTTCATTGTTGAGAATGTAGAGATTTGTGCGAATCCTAATCCATACTTATCTTTAAGATAATTCATAACGTGAGGACGTGCTGTTCTAGATATATCCATATCAATATCTGGCCATGAGCCTGCTCGAATACGAGCATGTGATAAAAATCTCTCAAATGGAAGATGTGCTGCAACAGGGTCGACATGAATGATTTGTAAATAATAAGATATTAAACAACCACCAGCTGAACCCCTTCCCAATGACTGAAGAAAACCTGCATCTCTTGAATATTGAGATATATCTTCATATACTAAGAAGTATGGAATAAAATTCATAGCCTCATTCTTCATGATTACATCTAGTTCTTTTTTAAACCGCTCTACGTAAACTGGATCATCTTTCCACCTGCCATGTCCCTTTATTTTTTCCATCATCACATAGTAGGTTTGCTTGTCATAGTCATCGGTTTTAGCCTTGATATAATCAGGAACCTCTATTTCTGGTAAGTGGAAATTAAATTTAATATCAACTGATTTAGCAGCGTTTGTTATATCTAAAGTATGTTGAACCCATTTACTATATTCAAATTCAGTTAGTTTATCACCTAAATGAATTTTAAGTTCTTTAAAAATTTGAACAGTATCTTTTATATGGTATGATTCATGAAAGTGAGTACCGTCTTTATGGGCATTCTTAGATAAGCAATCTTGAACTAGTTTATCTTCTGGTTTAATGAAACAAGCACCTGATACAGGAATACAGTGTCCACCGAACTCAGCCCACATATCAAATAAGAAGTTATTGTATGCTTTATTTAAGTTACCATCAGTCACTAATGGATTGTTCTTAACATTCCTAAAACCGATTTTGCCGTCAAATACTCTTGTTATATCTACAGGATTAAATTCAAATAGAATGTCAAAATCAACATTAAACTGATGAAATCTATCGATTGCTAATTGTTCATTACCTGCTTGGAATGCTTGACCAATTGGTCCTTTAATATCAGAAGATCCAAATCTAAGTCCTTCTTTATGAGCTTTAACTTGATCTAATGTAACGATTGGTGTTGTAATACCATTAATCTCTTCAGCTGTATTATATCCAATTGAAGAAAGATGAACTATATTATTATAACCTTTATTAGATATTGCCCAAGCATTAAGAGTATAGATGTCATCTCCATCTCTTATGTTTAGCCCTGTCCCAGACACTGCTACGGTTTTTTCTGTATTTCTCGCAGAATTGAATAATGAAATAGCTGATCCCTGATCTACTACTGAAATACCTGGAATACCATTATCTGCAGCATATTTATACCACTCATCCGGCAAAGGTACGCCATCTGTCATGTTATATTGAGAATGTACGTGTAATTGTGCCATTTCAGGGAACGCACATTCTGATACCTTAATATCTTCAGTTGAAATTGTTGGAACATAGAATGTGTCATCTTCATCAAGAAGTCCAGATATAATCTTATCAACTTCTATAGTTGCTTGTATGTCCGACAAGGCATCATGTGCATCAATAGGGATTCCATATAGTTCCGCCAGAGTTCCTAGTTTTAAATTTGCTGACGCTATTTTTGTCTTTACCTTTTTAGCTCTATTGAAAGTACAATGAATTGCTATATCAAACATTTTAAAGAAGTCTGATGTTCTATTTAATTTCTTAAATGTAGATGCTATAAATTTCTTATCAAATCCTACATTATATCCCGCAATTGTAAACTTAACACCAAAGGAATTAACATACTGGACGAACTTCTCAATCATATCTTCTGGTAATTGATATGTACGAAGATCATCCATAGTTGTACCAGTAACTTTCAAAGCGTAGGGATCAATTGTTCCCCAGTTAATTGGTTGACAAAATTCATTAAAAGATTTTTGAGGTACTCCGTTGATTATCGGAATACATGCGAGTTGAATTATATCATTCTTCTTTTCATTAAGACCAGTAGTCTCAACATCTAACCATAAAAAATTCATTCATTCTCCTTAGACCTCAAAAGTTTATGAGGGGGTTGAGGATATTAAAAA